GTACCGGATTCTCATCAACGGGACAAATGCAACTGGCCTGACATTGGTCGGTTTTACTATCACCAGCGGTAGGACTAACGTCAATACTCAAGCGCAAGCTGGTTATGCCAATTTGCAGATTCTTAATAAAGATAATTTAAATTACGATTGGAACGTAAATACCTCTATTACGGTAGAAATCAAGAAATCCGACGCTAATTGGTTGCCTATATTCGGCGGCAGGATTAGCGACATTTCGACTTCCGTTAGAAATGTTGGATCAACAAGTTACGTCACGCAGATTAGCATTATTGCTTTGGGTGCTTTGTCTCGCTTATCAAAAGCGGTTTGGACAAGCAGTTTGGCGCAAGATGACGATGGCAACCAAATTTATACAATTCTAAGCGATTTGTTATTAAACAATTGGAATGAAGTACCTCCTGCAGAAACTTGGGCAAGTTATTCACCTGCTACCACAACCTGGGCTAATGCCGAAGATATTGGCCTTGGAGAAATAGATAGACCCGGACAATACGAAATGGAACAAAGATCGACGTCTCCAATTGATTTTTATTCATTGGTTTCCGATATTGCCAATTCTGCATTGGGTTATTTATACGAGGATGCCAATGGAAATATCAATTATGCTGACGCCGCTCATAGGCAAAACTATCTTATCAGCAACGGTTATACTGAATTAGATGCAAATCAAGCTATCGGAGCAGGTATTAAACAAACAATACGCTCTGGTGCAATTGTCAATGAATACCAAATTAATTATGGTAACAATTTTAATAGCACAAAATCTGCATTAGATCAGGATTCAATAGATTTATATGGCCGTTATTCAATTCAGGTTAATTCATTGCTTCACGACGCAACTGATGCTCAAGCGGTCGTAGATAGATATGTGGCTTTACGAGCTTATCCACGGCCTCAATTTGAATCTATCAATTTTGCCCTTCAAAACCCAGAAATTGACGATGCAGACCGAGATGCTCTATTGCAAATTTTTATGGGCCAACCCGTAAAAATCGTCAATCTGCCAATGAACATATATGGTGGGGAATTTACTGGTTACGTTGAAGGCTGGACTTGGACTAGCACGGTCAATGGGTTAAACCTCGCTTTTACTGCCTCACCAATTGAATTCTCCGCCGTAGCTCAAAATTGGGATCAAGTCAGCGCGGCAGAAACTTGGAACAGTATCCTTAATACCCTAGAATGGCAGGACGCGATTGGAGTGATTAGTTAATGCCAACAACAAGCAATTTTGGCTGGACAACACCAGCTGATACCGACCTCGTAAAAGATGGCGCTTTAGCCATCAGAACATTGGGAAATGGTATTGATACTTCGATGGCCGATCTAAAAGGCGGCACAACCGGCCAAGTCTTATCGAAGAATTCGAATACTGATATGGACTTTACTTGGGTAACAAGTGACGACGCCAACGCGATTCAGAACGCTATTGTCGATGCAAAAGGCGATTTGATTAGCGCAACTGCAGCTGACACGCCAGCGCGACTCGCCGTGGGAAGTAATGGGCAAATCTTGACTGCCGATTCCACAACGGCGACCGGATTAAAATGGGCTGCTCCTGCAAGTAGCGGCGGTTTTACTTCATTAGCAAGCGGTTCATTATCAGGCTCGGCAGTCACTATAAGCTCTATTAGCAGCTCATATACAGATTTATATTTGATTATCAATGCTCCAGATCAAAGCGTTTTAATTGATGACGATTCTGGCAACAATTTTGATGGTTATATTTTAGAAAGCCAAGCCAATAACGCTGCAATTAATACGGTCACTCAATTAAATACCGGCAACATTTACCCGAGCTATAACGGAGTCGGAACATCGCAAGTTCAAATTATTTGTTATGTCTATAATTACGCTAACACCACGGCAAGAAAAATCTATAATCTTGCAGCTTCAGGTGGTAATAATTGTGATTCAGCTCAATGGGTAAGCCGATCAACGGCAGCCGTATCTAACCTAAGTATCAATGCAGCCGCCGGCAGTTTTGCTGCTGGAACTTACACTTTATATGGAGTTAAATAATGCCTACCATAAAAATACATAATGCCGAAACTGACGAAGTGATTGAACGAGAAATGAACGCTGAAGAATTGCAAAAATTGCAGCGCGTTCAAGAAGAAATACAAGCAAGAGCGGAAGTGCAAGCAGAGGCAGCAGCAAAAAAAGCCGCAGCAGAATCAAAATTAGCTGCTCTGGGATTGACCGCTGATGACCTAAAGGCTCTTGGTCTTGGCTAAGTTATGCAAAGCCGGTCAGCAACTTAGGGAACAGATTGATGACAATTATCCTGATCGCGACCGTAAGTCTGATGGCTGGATTGCTGATGCTCGGCATTTGGCAAAAGGCAATTCAGACCATATACCGCAAAATGGAATAGTCCGCGCAATAGACATTGACGCCGATTTAGCAGCTCACAAAGAAGAAGCATATGCCCTTGTCGAAAACATTCGTAAGTGCGCCAAGCGAGGCGATAAGCGGATCAAATATATTATCTACGACGGCAAGATTATGAGCCCGATATTGAATTGGAAGCGCAGACCGTATCGAGGCGCCAACCCTCATCGGTCACACTTTCACGTCAGCTTTACAACTTTGGGAGACAAAGATGGATCTTGGTTCGACCTCGAAGGAGATAAAAATGCAGGAATTGAAAAAGATGGCGGAAACGTGGGCGAAGACATTTCTCGCGACGGCTCTATCAACATACCTCTCAGTCGGACTTCAACCCGATTACATTCTCAATGCGGCACTTGTGAGTGTGTTGCCTTCCGTGATTAATTGGCTTAACCCCAATTACGAGCGATACGGCAAAGTCAAGTAATGGACGCAAACACCATCGCTGGATTCGTTGCGTCAGTCCTCGGATCAATTGCCTTGCTTATCGCTGGTCTGCGTTACATCATTAAACTTGAGAATATCCCCATTGTGTCGCGCCTCGACAAGATGGAGTCTCAGTTAGAATTAGCCCTCTCAGCAAAGGTGGCTAGAAGTGGCAACAAGAAAACGCGCTAAGAAGCCAGTCAAGAAGGTGGCTAAACGTCGCAAGACGACTAAAGAGCCAATTCTTACAAAACTGGACTTTTGGGCTATTGCCGCCAAAGAAGTTTATGACGCTTGCCGCAAAGCCGGTATGGACGAGGGAACTGCACTAGCTTTTGCTATGGATCGTAGTTCTTATCCCGATTGGATAGTCCCAATGGATGATCCGATACGAAAACCGGATTTCGACGAGGATGAGGACAAATAAATTTATCTTCGCGAGGTAGAACTATTCGAGGCGCTTAAAGCGGTTTATCCGGATTTAACGCCAGTATCACCGACTGACAAGCACGACGGCATAACCCACGATTCTTACATCGAACTAAAGTGTCGGCGCACTCATTACCCCACTCTATTGATTGAGAAAAAGAAGTGGGATTACTTAGCCGATATAAGGGCTAGAACGGGCGCTAGGACGCTTTATATCAATTCCACCCCACACGGGGTCTATCAGTTCGACTTAGGGGCTATAAACGCCCCAGAATGGCAATTACGGCCACTTCCAGACAAGACTGACTTTGCCAATAAAGGCACAATCGAGAAACTATGCGGCTTTCTAGACATTCAACACGCCGAGTTGCTACTTGTCTAAATAGATTTATCTAAATACATTTATCCCACTAAATCCATTTTCTAGGGTTTAGAAGGGAGAGTAAGTGATAAATAATCCGAAAGTAATTCGATTTGATTCGACTTCGGGTGCTTGGTCTGACGGTGCTAATTACGTTAAAGGCCAGATAATCCGTAGATACGCAATCGAATCCCTAGGTCGTAAATCTGCTCGCGGTCGTTTAAGCCGTGAGGAGATATCGGCATATTGGCTAGATCGATTCGGGGTGAGCGCTGATGTTGAGTAGATATTCAGACGCAATCATCTTTGCTTCGATCATTAGCGTCCAATTCATTCTTTGGCGCGCTTATGTTTCTGTCAGAGCAAAAGCCTTTAATGAGGGCTTCAAGCGAGGAAGGGCCTCGGTGCAATATGTCAGAGAGAGAGCTTAATGAATGGATTGACGACGCTCGTAACACCCTCGAAGACAGGGGGTACGAATATGGCGACCCGAGGAGTAATCTTTTACGAATTTACAAAATCGCGAGAGAACTCGGTGTTCAGCTGCGAGACCCATCTGACGTGGCAGTTGTCTTTATCGCAACGAAACTCAGCAGAATGGTGGCAAGTCCAATGCGCGAAGATTCGTATCT